TCCTCCTCATAATCTTCATCATAATCATCCATAACCTTGAACTGGGTCATTTCCTTGGGCGCATTTTTCCACCCCTTAACGTCATTCCACGATGCATTAATCATACATTCTTGTGCCAACTTATGCAAAATTGCATATTCAGTTCGCGAGTGAAGTTGTGCAATCTTTGAAATGTCAAGTTTCTTCATTTCATATTCACTATATAGTCGGTTGGTTTCGCTCATTGACCAAGGAAGTCTGTGTCTACTGGCAGTCATTGTCATGGTATACACTATACTCTAGCATTGCCTTTAATACAATTTTATAAATATTTTATTGGACCACTTGAGGCGCCAGATGTGTATTGGTAACAACAAACATTGTTGAAATATTACCAGCGTCATTTATAATATAAATTTAATAAATTAAAGCAATTCATCTAAGTAAAAATCCATCAAATATAAATTGATTATTGGATGCATCATACGTTAGAGAATTAAATGAAGGGTCAAAAACAAAATTTCTCATTGAACCTGAGTTGGATGAGGGGTTTAAAATTTGACCCAATATGTTTTCACCTAAACTTGATAATGTATTTTGAATTTCTGAACTTGTAAAAATTCTACGATTAGTATTAATATTACGCCGATTTGGAATACTATTTCTCTCTTGAATTGGTTCATTAGAGTCATTTTTGCTTTCTTCTAATGGAACTTCATCCTTTGTTTCTTCGGACGATTCTTCATTTATATTTTCTGATGTCGGAGTTGTTGCATTATAGTTTCTTATATCATATCTGCAAACAGGACATCTAACATTTGATTGAAGCCAATTATCAATGCCAATTGAAGAAAAAATATGACCACAAGGTATTATTTGTGTCACATTACTGGTATTTTCAAATCTATCCAACGTAACAGGACATGAATTATTAATTGGATTCTCTATTTCTGCAAAGTTAACAATTCTGGTGGCATTATCAATCTCTTGTCTAGTTGGTGCAACTTGAATACTTTCATAAAATGTTCTCAAAAAATTAGTTAAAAAAGTACTGTCACGTTGATTTTCTCTCGGGAATGCACGAGAGTAATCACTCCACCCATTATTTGAATAAAATGGAACTGAATATGGAATACTTCCATGAAAACTATATCTATCATTTGTTGAGTCCAAATGACTTCGGCGTCTCCTCTGTTCTTGTTCATTTCTAGTGCTATTTATATTACTATGATTTTGACTGTGGTTGTGATTGCTTTGTCTAAAACTATTCCTAGTAAAATTTGAATTCTGTCTTGTATTTCGTGATTGATGTATTGTGCTTAATCCCACAATCTGATTTATATTTACTCTAATTTCATTTTGCAATTCATGTAATGAGTCCATCTGATTAGTAGTATGGTTATAAAAATCTATATATAACTGTAAAAGTAACCGTTGATCATATGATAATGAAAAATCATTGTAATTTCTATTTTGAGACATAATATATATTCTTATAAAAATATGTTTAAATATAAATTGTCATAAATAATAAGACAAAAATCATGAGCTTTGATAATTACAAAGATAACGGATTAAGTGGATTGGCTAATTTGGGCAACACATGTTTTATTAATTCTTGTGTTCAAGTTTTATCACACACTTACGAATTAAATGATTTTTTAAATAAAGGTAGTTACAAGAAGAAGCTTAAGAATAAATTTGAATCGGTTTTGTTAATTGAATGGGATAATTTGCGAACATTAATGTGGAGTGAAAATTGTATAATATCTCCTGGAAAATTTATCAAGACTGTTCAAAAAATTGCACAAGTTAAACAGATGGATTTATTTACCGGGTTTGCTCAAAATGATTTACCAGAATTTTTACTTTTTTTAATAGACTGCTTTCATTCTAGTTTGGCACGTGAAGTAAATATGAGCATAAATGGTGATGTTACAAATGAAACAGATAAGATGGCTGTTCAATGTTTTGAGATGACCAAAAAAATGTTTGCAAAGGAATATTCAGAAATATGGAACTTATTTTATGGAATTCACGTATCACAAATTATTTCATTAGAAACTGGTGAAGTTTTAAGCACATCACCTGAGCCATATTTTATGATTAATTTATCTTTACCAAGCGATAACAAGAGTCCTAGTTTAAAGGATTGTTTTGATTTATATGTTAATGGGGAGATATTGGACGGCGAAAATGCGTGGTTTAATGAAAACACAAACAAAAAGCAAAATGTCCAAAAGAAAATTGTTTATTGGAGTATGCCATCAATTTTGGTAATTGATATTAAAAGATTTAATCATAGAAATCAAAAAAATCAAATATTTGTAACATTTCCATTAGAAGATTTTGACGTATCTAGTTATGTTGTCGGTTATAAAAAAGAATCATATATTTATGATCTTTACGGAATATGTAATCATAGCGGAAGTTCTTATGGCGGACATTATACAGCTTTTATTAAAAATGCTAATGGAAAATGGTATCATTTTAATGACACAAATGTTAAAGAAATTACAAATTTACAAGAATTAATAACGCCAAAAGCATATTGTCTATTTTACAGAAAAAAAACAATTCAATAATATATATGGAGGCCAGCACAAGTTCAACAATAGAACCAGAAAGTATGTATGGTTATATTAATAATTTATTGATGAACCCGACAGCTTTAATAATACTAATTATAGTTGTCTTGATATATATAATTGTTTTTGTTTCTTTAGGAGATTCTTCAAACATAACGACGTCGGTTTCAACTGTAGGAACAAATAATTCATCAGGATTAGATAAAACATCTGGAATAATTATTGCATTTATTGCGGTAATATTCGTAATATTATTATTATTCAATGTATTAAAATACTTTTTTAGCATTGACATAATGGCTTCTATTAAAAATTTGTTTAATCCAACAAATCCTCAATTAGATATTACTGTCAACCAAAACACCGGTTATGATTTATCTAAAAATTCAACAGAGTTATTAAATAGACCACAAGTTTTTAATATTCCTGGAAATTATTACGGTTATGAAGATGCAAAAACTTTATGTCAAGCATATGATTCGCGTTTAGCAACTTATGATGAAGTTGAGGATGCATATAATAAAGGTGGTGAATGGTGTAATTATGGCTGGTCTGAGGGTCAAATGGCGTTATTCCCCACACAGAAAATAACATTTGATAACCTGCAAAACATTCCTGGACACGAACATGACTGCGGAAGACCTGGTGTAAACGGAGGTTACATGGCAAATCCTCACATTAAATATGGAGTAAATTGTTTTGGATACAAGCCAAAGATTACAACTGAAGAGGAGGAAATGATGCAAAACACTACGCCTTATCCTAAGACGGAAAAGGACATTTTATTTGAAAAACGAGTTGATTATTGGAAAACAAAACTAAATGATATATTAATATCTCCATTTAATTACAGCAACTGGAGCCGCTTTTAGTTATAACAATGATTCAATATAAATACTAATTGTTTTATATTCTAATGAAAACAGAACAATTGCAGTTTTTACCTTACACGGCAACCTCTATATCTGTAATTGGCAGATTTATTTTTATGTTTTTGCTATATAAAAATAAAAGCACTAACAGTTTATCATTATTATTTTGCATAATAAGCATTTTTTCATCCACCATGTGGTTGTATTATAGCATTATAAATAAAGATAATCCTATGATTACAAGGTCTTCAATTGAAATTTTATTATTAGTCATATCTTCAGTTTATATAATTAAAAATAAAATGCAAAATTTGCGAGATAACCAAATAATTCCTACATGAATATTATGCATTTGTCCTTTGTTTCTTTGTTTTACTAATTGACGTCAAGTTAGCGCGTCTAGTTTTTCTAGGTTTCTTGCCTCCTACTTCAACCATTTTCAATAACTTTTCATAAACGTCATCACTTACAACTTTGTCATCGTTTTGGACTCTAGTTTGTGCGTTGTCACTATACTGTTTTCTATTGAAAGAAACGAGTCCTGCAGGAACAGCTAAATCCTTGAATAAATCGGCAACATTTCCACCTCCGCTTTGCAGTCCAAAATTTCTCGTGATTAATGCCGGTTCTCCCTTTTGAAGTAGAATTGAATCAACAGTGAAACCAGCACTCTGTATTTTTCCACCTGAGTTATTAAAAACTAATTCATGATCTTGAATGATATTTTGTTCGGCCATATACATTATAGGTATATAAATTATTTATTAGAAATCCGCTTTATTTCTGAAACAATCTTAACATCACGTTTTTCTTTTAAATATTCAACAATCTGCTTTACTTGCGTTTGATTTTTAATAACTTCTCCTAAAGATTTTTCAACATATTTGAACGTTAGTGGTGATGAAACTTTTGTATTAACAAATCGCAATTTTCCATCGCTTATTTGAACTGTAGCATTCCTTAAATTATTTTCTTCAACATGAGTTGTTATATTTTCACTCAACCTATTTTTTTTTTCTCGCAACTCGTGAATCTTATCATTCAAAAGTTTGATTTGATTGTCAATTGACACCCATTGTTGTATATTTTGCTCAAAGCTCATAACGCAATTATTATATATTGAAACTATAAAAAATTAGTAAAAATCAATAATATTTTATATCTAATTATAGAAATGTATAATATCAGCAACAATAATGTTTCGCTAACACGCAAAAAAAATCAACCAATTCCCTTAAATGACCAAAGAAGAAAACTAGTGGGGAAAGTTATTTTATTTACAAATGCGAGGGATGAAAAAAACATAAAAGAATGGGTTGCTCATCATCTAATTTTAGGATTTGATTTAATTTACATTTTTGACCATAAATCTATAAAACCAATATCTCGTGAATTAAAAAACTTCAAGAAAGGCGTTATTGTTGAACGATGTGAAATGGAAGGCGCCATAAAAATGCCATTAATGTTGAGGGCTGCTAAAATTGCAACAACCTCTGGTGCTGATTGGATGTTATATTTAGATGCCGATGAGTTTTTGGTCTTAAATGCATTTCAACATGTGAAACAAATGTTGAAATATTACTTAATGGCAGATTCTCTTGCAATTAACTGGTTAATGTTTGGCACAAATAATCACAAAAATGAACCAGAATATGGTTTAATTTTAGAGAATTATACTAAATCTGATTCTCTCATTGATAAACATGTAAAAACATTTGTTAGACCATCTCAAGTTGTTGATGCTATTACACCGCATTATTTTGTTATTGTAAATCCAAGCCGAATGGTTTCATTAAACATGAAACCTATGGTCAATTCAAAGTCATTTAATGAATGGTCAATTGAATATAACAAGTGTCCTGCATTTATAGCTCATTATGTATATCAATCAGAGGAGTCTTACATTAATCGTAAAATAAATTTGCCAAGGGATGATAACAGTTTATACAGAGAAATAGAAGAAAATATACACGGAAAGCACAATTCAACTGAAAATGAATTAGTTAAAAACAAATATGCACATGGCATAAATTTGCTCTTGGAAAAAATAAAAAACAGTTAAGAAAATTACTTTTGGAAGTGGTTTGAAGAGAGAAAAAGTAATAATAATTATTGCGTTGAACAATTATTATTTTTGCTTAATTTTTAAGGCTTGTGTGTAAAGTTTATTTGCGATGCTTTCTAGTCTTACCACCATGCTTTAGACCTTTGCGCTTTGAGAAGCGATTTTGAGCCGCCCATAATCCAAAAGGCACTAAAGCAGTGCTAATGACTTGGCTCCAGTATCCTCCCTTCTTAGCACGTCTCTTTCCACCTTTAATAACGCCGGATGACGCAACTGATGGAGGAATTACGGTGTTTTGGCCTTCGGCACCATAAGGCCCGTTTCCATAAGGGGTTGGGTGGCCATTTTGAAATGTTCTGTCCCATTGTGCTTGCATAGGACCGTTAACAAACTCGCCGTATGTCGTGGCACTTGAATATCCACCACATTTTTTACGTCTTCTACCACCGGATGAAGACATTGCCATAGAGCGAGAAGCGGATCTTGAAGCTCTCATTGAGCCTTTCACCATTCTTCGGCTTCTTCTTCCACGTCCACCCATTTGGCTGGAAGATGTTGTTAAAGGATTCATCGCAGAACTATCCGTTGTTGTTGTTGTTGTGTTCATTATAATAATAAATGAGAAAATATTAAAAATTTTTTGTTATTAAACTTTTATTACGCAAAACCAAAATTAATATAATCAATATTGCTAAAATCATTATAAAAATTATAAAAACAAGAAAAAGCGTTATGTAAATATATGGATTAATAATATTAAATATTAATTCAATTACTGGACTACAGAATGATTTCAATTCTCCTTTGATATCATCCCTTTTTAGTATATCTAAACATTGTTGTATAAGCGAATCCTTCATTATTATCTACTAAATATATTATTTTTTAGTTTTTTGCGTGTTAATAAAGTTTAAATTTTCTTAAGAAAAAATAATGGACAACATATTTATACCAAATGACCAATTTGATTTTTCTCAATTGTCTTTAGCACATCCAACTGGAATTCAAGGAGGTGCTTATTTTACAAGAATACAGATGCAAAACAAACCATTATATATTGAAACTCCTAAATCATTAACACGCCAAGGTTTTATTAAAAATGGTAAAAAGATTTATTGCGACCTTATGTTTGATAACAATGATGAACAATTAATCCATTGGTTAGAAAGTCTTGAAACAAAATGCCAAGAACTAATATATAAAAAGGCGGATACATGGTTTGAAAATAAATTAGAATTAAGTGATATTGAATCAGCATTTGCATCTCCAATGCGTATTTACAAATCAGGAAAATACTATTTAGTGAGAGTAAACATAAAGGTTAACTATAGCACAAATCTTCCATTGGTAAAAATATATAATGAAAATGAAACGCCTATAGCGTTAGAAGATGTCACTCCAGAAAATAATATTATATCTATTATTGAAGTTCAGGGAATAAAATTCACAAGCAGAAATTTTCAAATAGAACTTGAATTGAAACAGTCAATGGTTTTAAATTCAGAAAAAATATTTGAAAACTGTCTCATCAAGAGTTCACCAAATAAGCCGCAAGCCAAAATTGCTTTAGATGAAACAAATTTAGTGATGAAACAACAACGAGAAAATGGTTCTGAAAATTTAGAAGAAACTGAAATTACTTTAGAGAATGTTGAAAATCTTGAAGATAGTAGTCCAACTGAAATCGTTGAAGATTTGACTGAAAAGATTAATGGCATGAACGTCTTTAGTAATAATGCGGATAATGAGGAAAAGAAAGAAAAGGAAATTAAGATAGATACTGCGATAGAAACATTAAGTGATGTTGAAGAGTTGGTGGATACATCAAATGATTTAACTGAAGTAAATTTGACAACCACTGCTTCTGATTTAGAAACAATTACGCTTAAAAAACCAAATCAAGTTTATTATGAAATTTATAAAGCGGCAAGAAATAAGGCAAAAGAGGCAAAAAAAAAGGCCATAATTGCATTTTTAGAAGCCAAGAATATTAAGAAAACTTATATGTTGGAAGATTTAGATGATAGCGAAGATAGTGAAGACAGCGATATGGATTTTGACGATTTATCAGAAACTTCTGAAAATGATTTAGAAAAAGAGGAGGAATAATTTAAGAGTTTTATTTCAAAGATATCAAAATGTTTAGTGGAATAATAAAAACAATTAAACTGTATTCAAAAAAATATTTTATAGCCTAATTTTATATAATGAGCAGCACCTTAAAAAAGCTATGGTCGGATTATGGTATTGGCGCACTTGTCGTCTTATTGATAGTTGCATATGGCGTTAGTGTCTTTGCAAAATATTTAACATCAAAGGGCATGTACGGGTCAGAATCAATGGCCTCCACCCCTAACTCTGCGTATAAGGGAACTGGAACAGGAGCTCCCAGAGGTTCCTCTGGTCCTCAGCCCTCTGAAGCTTTAGGCCAAAACGAGGTATTCGCCTCAGTGAACGGCATTGCAACACCTAACGTTGGTGTCCCAACTTCATGCTCCAAGCCCAACATTCAGAACCCCTCTGATTTGTTACCCAAGGACTCCAACAGCCAATGGGCTCAATTGAACCCCTCTGGAAAGGGTGAGCTCGCAAACATCAACTTGTTAAAGGCTGGTTACCATATTGGTATTGATACCATTGGTCAAACCTTGAGAAACGCCAACTTGCAAATCCGCTCTGAGCCTCCCAACCCTCAGCTTTACGTAGGCCCCTGGAATCTTTCCACCATTGAGCCAGATTTTCTTCGACCCCCTTTGGAGTTAGGACAAGGAACTCAATAAATTTGTTACGATAACAAGTAACAAAAATTTATTCATTTAAATCAAAATTTTTATATTCATTATTTTTACACATATAAATATTTTGAACTACATTTTCATTTGTAACTTTTTCAATATTTGAAATTAATCCATTTAACCAATGATATTTATTTTTATACACATCTTTTTGTAATATTCTTATCACAGAAAAACTATTTTCATTAGCACACTTCATCTTATATAAATCATTTTTTCTATTTTCTTCTGGAGAAGCCCAATTTCCTATTTGTTCAAAGTGTTGTTTTCCGTCCAACTCAATTATAATCTTTTTTTCTTCAATAACAAAATCAAATGGCAAATAATTTTTGTTTTTACACCATTTAACTTTATATTGTCTTTTTAACGCTGGATAATTAAATATTAATTTTTCGTATAAAATTTTTTCAGTTTTATTTACACAATAAGGACACCATATACCTTTAGTTATATCACTTAGTATAGTTTCAAACACACCATTACAATTATCACAATCAAATTTAAATTTTTTATTAGTACTTTTGAATAAACGTCTGGGATTTAATGTTTTATCATGTAAATTAATACTCCTGTCAACAGAAGCAAACGAATTTGTAAAACAAGTATAACATTTTTCATCTTCACACAATTTTTGATGCGCACAATATGAACACCAGTGATTGCATCTACTAATTTTTTTTAACGACATATTTATTTTATGACCACAATCACAATTAAAATAAAATTTGTTATCAGTTGCTTTGAATAATTGTCTTGGTGTTAATTCATTTTCATTGGACCAATATTTAGCTTTTTCATGCGATGCAAATGAATTGTTAAAACACATTTTACAGTTTTCATTATCGCATAAATTTTTAGGAGGATTGCTACAATAAGGGCACCAATTATTTGCTTGGTTAATATTTAACAAAGAAGATTCAAATTGATGACCGCAATCACAATCAAACCAAAATTTTTTATGAGAATTCAATGCAACTTCATTAGGTTTCTTTTCATTTCTTTCACTCCAAAATAAAGATTTAGGATGTTTATCAAACATTTGTTTTTCTGCCATAAACTTTAGTTATATATTAATCATTTTAATATTTAAATAGTTTTTATTATTATAGGCAGCATTAAGCAAACACATATTAATATCTTTATAATTTAAAATACCAGGATAATATATGACAAATAGTTTATGGAAGAGCGATTTTTTTACATATATTATTATTGGTTTCATCATCGTGATTTGCATTAAAATATACACAGAATCTGAATTATATAGCTTGAAGTGCGTAATATCAACAGTAGATGGAAACAAGTATTGTGTTAGAGATAGACAGAACGTTAAAAAGGCTGCAGATTTATTGGCAACTGTTACAAACAAATGCAAAGAACTCGTAAAATACGTTGGTGAAAAATACCCTGATGATCCCGACGTGGAACGCTTAGTGAAGAATTTTAATCCTCAAAAAATTAGTGAAACTCTTCCAAACAGCGAATTAACCGCTTATAGTGAAAACAAAGG